TCTTCAATGTTCTCATTTACTTGTTCGGACCAGCCGTCCAGGTGGAGACCTAGGGGATCGTAGCGGCTATTGAGAAACTCCATACCGCTAGTGACCGTTGTGAGCATTGAGCGCTGGAAACGGAGCGATGCCTCTAGACCCTTCGAATCCTTGCGACGCGAAACCTCGGAGTTAATCTCCTCCAGCGTATTGCTCATAGACATCTTAGTGCCGCTGATTCCCTTTCGGTCCATGCGCTCCAGAATCGTCAAACCCTCCGTCTTCTTGACCGCCTCCTGCTCGGGCGTCAGGTAGACAGCCGGCGTGGAAGATATCTGTGGCTGCTGTTGCTGTTGCTGCTGCTGCTCGCTACTGCTGAACCAGCTACGGAAACCACCACCTGCTGCAGGTGCGGGGGCTGGCGCCGCTGCTGCCGCCGGCGCACCACCACCAAGGATGGGAATGCTAGAAAACCAGGACTTTGCAGCGGGTGCAGCGGTTGTAGTTGTTGTTGTTGGTATGGATGAAGGAATCGCCGCAACAGTGGGAGCACTGGAGATAGACGAGTTACCACCGAGTTTGAATGGGGCATCACCACCAATGCTCTGTACGGGAGCAGAGGGAGTCGTATCGCGTAGAATGCGAATGTTATCACCGCCACCCGACGGCTTCACATCATATGTTACATTGGTTTCTTCCAGGCTTACAAACTCAATATCGTCAACTGCCTTGAGTTCATTTGCCGGAGAGTTGGATTGTCCGTTGCCCATGGAGCTCGCAATCTTGCGCTGATTGCCGAGCAAATTAAGGTCAAAATCATTTTGGCTTGAAATATCTAAGGAGCGACCCATATCCTGACTCGCAGAGATTTCGGGGAATGATCCGCTGTCGGAAATACGAATCGTAGGACCGTTCATTGTTTCCTTCTTTTACCTCCTTTGCCTTCGTTTTAGATTCCCAAACGCATACCCGAACCCATAATATAGATCATGCCGATCCCCAAATCTCGCAATTTAAGGGACCTCCGTGCCTTTACAGTTATTCCTCTTCTAGTACACGGTCAGGGTGTTGTTTTGTTTGAAAGTACCGATAATATATCGCCGTGTGTATTTTTTTTGAAAAATAAAGATAAAACACAAGGATTGGGTATTGAATTCATCGTAAATAAAGTTCGCGTATTTATTGTATCATCGGCAGAGCCAAAAGAACTCGTTGACGAAAAGAATACTACGGGATTGATCAATAAGAGTGGCGCATTTTATTGGTTCAGTCTGGATACTCATAATAAAACCTTGTATGCCGGCGTCGGTGAACCCCGACTCGACACAATGGTATATGAATATGTATTTGAGGAGGATATCACTGCCTTCCTGGAAAGTCTAACCCTTGTTCAGTTTGGGAGTGATACACTCAAGCCACTGAGACTTCTGCGGGACCCAATCACAATCGGTGTACCGCTCAAAGTCAAACATGCCGACGACTTGACAATGAGCGATATCGCATCAGGTAGCGTATTACCAAAGGCGAATCTATCACCGATGGCACAAAAGTTATACGATTGTATTACGGGCAAGAATTTTCTCTTAAACGACCAAGAATTTCCCGATTTCTCTAATGCCATTAAACAGAGTATCGGTAATCCAGACGGCTGGTGCTACAAGCGTTTAGCAGAAAAGGCGACAGAGTTTAGCAAAGAGCCGCACCCACAAGAAACCTATCTACGCATTACTTTGGGACAGAATAATGGCGAATCACCTGGAGTGCCGTATGTGATGGAAATCTGGCCGATAGGAAACTATTCACCGATTCACAGCCATTCCGCAGCCAACGCAGTCATTCGCGTTCTCCACGGTTCCATTCAGGTGGAATTGTTCCCCTTTCTCTGCGACCAAAAAGACTCTGTTGTGCCGTTTGCCACCGCAAATTTCACAAAGGACGAGGTCACATGGATTAGCCCAACACTGAATCAGGTTCACCGACTCACAAATCTCCCAGCCAACACAGAGCCATGTATAACGATACAATGCTATATGTATAATGAGGACGACGACGCCCACTACGATTATTTTGATTACCTGGGCGACGAGGGCAAAAAGTTACAGTACACGCCGGATTCCGATATGGACTTTATTGCCTTCAAGCAGTTAATGAAAGAGGAGTGGTCTAAATACGCCGGTACGCCATAAGAAACGCATCGGCTAAATCGGACTTCTTGGACCGACCGGCAAAGAAGTCGCGCCACCCAGCAGCCCCCTCTCCTCCCTTCGCCAAAATTGCGGCAACATCGGCTTCGGCGCCGTCCTTGCGCGCTTTATACGCGGCACCCGCCGTCGCACCACTAATATCCGCCACCCCTCGGGACTTCACGCCGGCATGGACGAATTCAATCGCACCCGTCCACGAATGCTCTGTCTCCAAACGATGTGCCAATAGTGTGTAGAGCATAATCTGTACCGATTTCATGGTAGGATTCGTCATCGCCGGCTGGTTCTCGAGACGAATGACAGTAGCACGACTCATTGTTAGAAGCACAGAACTAAGCCAAGTATTCATAGCACGACGAATCGTATCCAACGACACCGACATCGTCTTGACCGGTTTCCAGGGCACTAAATACTCTTTTTCAGCCCACAAAACAAGATCCGGTTTCTTCATCTTCTTCGCCTCTACCCCGCGACCAATAGCAAGTGCTTTGAGTTCTTTCGCACCGACAGCGCATGGAAGACAGGGTAGAGACGGCTTCGCTATAGCCGATTTCTTGACACGAACACCGGTTGCACACCCCTTACACCACTTCATCCCATCTCCTACACAAATCCACTTTGCGCCACTACCACAACCGGCGCACGACTTGGCAGTCTGGGCGGTCTCGCCGCCTTCTAGCAAATCTACATTGTCCCAGGCAACTACGGACCAAGCCCATTCAGCACCGTGTTCAATAACACAATATGCTAGATTGCGAATACCCATATCAAATCCTACATAGACGGGCATTTCAATATGTCTCTATTTAGGGTAAGATTTAGACCTAATCTAGATTATTCGGTATATCTTGAATTTTAAACACTATGTGGCAGATATAATGGATCTCAATACATGTTTAAAAGAGCACGGCTTTGTGGAGTTTGAGGGAAATAGTAATGAGGTTCCGGACCAACAGAAAGAGATCGTCAAATTGACAGCAGATAAGACGCATATAATGGAAATTGGATTCAATGCGGGGCATTCCGCCGATCTTATCCTCAAGAATAATCCAAACGCACGAGTAACATCATTTGATATAGGTTCTCACCCATATATTCTAACAGCGAAGGAATATATTGATAAGACCTATCCCGGTCGCCATCGGCTAGTATTGGGCGATTCTAGGAGTGCTGTATTAAACTTTCTTAGAGAGAATCCTGCCACAGTATTTGAGGTAATAATTATTGATGGCGGACATGAATACAGTACCGCACAGACGGATTTTTTTAATTGCCGTCGTTTAAGCAGCAAGAACACCCTTGTGATTTTGGACGATGTGATTTATAACGCTGATTGGCATCACGGACATACACGCGGTCCATCACAGGTCTGGCAAGAAGCCCTACAGAATAATAGTATAGAGGAGTTTGGTCATCAGGACTATCAGCCTGGGCGCGGAATGGCATGGGGACGCTACATCTTATAAAGCAGATTGCGTCCGTAAAATTGGACCCGAAAAGTTATTATGAATCTTTAGGTATTCATACATGGACATAACCTGCCAAACACAAAAACCACATACGGATATTAACATAGTACTACCCGTATGTAGTGAAGCAAGTAACAAGGCGCATAAAATTGCACTGTTAGAAGCGAAGAAGTATCCTGATAAATTTCAAGAAGTATATTTAACAATATACAATTATGAGTTTACTAATATATATACAACTATTCTTAAACAGTTCGAATAAATTCCCAGCCCATATCTTCACAGATTTTCTGCCAGATCTTATCTTGCATATATAACTTTTCACGGCTTTTGAGCAAAGGAAAGCACGGTAAATAATCATCCAACTCCAGCAGTTCACAGAATTTGTAAAGTACAAAGGAGTATGATAAGAAGTTTGAGCGCTTCTTAGGGCAATGTTTCACGAAACTAAATTGGATTTCCTTAAACATATACCGAAGCTTCTCCTCTACTTCGCGCGACAAAACGGGTGCCGAAATACCGTTGAGACGATTGAGAATATGTGCTACATGGTCGTAGCAACGGTTCAGTTTTAGCTTTTTAATTACATCCTTCAATTTGGAAGGCTTGAGTTTGCTCATGTCGGTAATACGCTCCTTACGGAGTTCCTGTCGGATTTGGTCCAGAATAGCGGGCGAAATTTCAGTGGTTTCCTTTGCTTGGAATTGCGCCAACCATTCGTTCAAGTGATTAATTTTCTTATAGGCGTAGTACGACATTTCGCGGGGCGGATCCTTGTAGGATGGCTTCTCGGAATCAACCAGAACATAGTCACGGTATCCACACTGAGGGCAGTCCAAAAAGGTCTCGTTAAATAACATCTCGGATTCACAAATAGCACAATTGCCAAAGTTTTCCGTAATAGAGGACGCAATACTATTTTCGTGTTGAATAGCGGTAGGATTAAGAGCCGTTAAATACGATTCTAGCGCCTTATCGCGCTTAAATCCAATAGTATTCGTAAT